CAAATTCGTTATTGATATAGGTAAATGCCGAAGAATATCCTCCGCCCATTTCACTGGCAAAATAGGCCTCTGGTTCTTCAGGCATACCTGGAGGATTTGGTGGTTTCGTTCCACCAGGACCTCTGGACGGAGCCATTTGTAGCTTGGCCGTTGCCAACCAATTAATGGCGTCGTTGCCGAGATAGGGTGCCGGTTCGCCCTTGATAATAAGAGCCGGAACTTGAGTGATACCTTGAGGAATCGCAGGCCTGCTTGTGCTGGGGTCCACACATATAAAGTGGAACTGGGTCTTCAGTGGCATAGTCGCCAATTCTTTTAGGAAGTGCTCGCAAAACTTACAGCGATTACTGTAATAACATATGTAATTTTTCTGATTTCCGGCTGAAGAAGACATCTATCATATGTGGCTTTAGAATGGCGGAGCGAATTAGCGCACTGTAGGATGTATCTGATTTGGTTGGGCCCACGGGAAAAATTGAGTGATTTTGGAAAGCCCATTTAGGGATTAAAATCCAAGCATATATAGTGTAGAATGGAGGCCTCAGGAAAGAACAATGTTTTCACAAATTACAAGAAAGACGGGCGTGAAATCAGCTTCGTCTATAGCACGAGTGCTAGCCACAAGGCCTCATATCCATATGCGAATACCCTTATTCGTCTCATAATGGCCCACGTCCCAACTGTCGCATTTCGCGCCGACATGACCGAGAAGGGAACAACGAGCGACGTGGAAATCACGGCCAACACTACTCCTATGACAAATGAAATGGCCTCTCATCGTATTGGTCTCATTCCACTTCATGTGACCGATGTGGACACCTGGGAAAAGGACGGTGCCTCCTATGAGTTCGTATGTTCCGTGGAAAACTCCGCCCCAGAAACCCGCCATGTCACTACACAGGATATTCGTGTATTCAGACTTACCGACGATGGCGAACGTATTCCTGTGGAAGAAGGGGCGTTCTTTAAGCCATTTGAAGCCGGCGGTTATCGCGAGTATATTCTTCTTGCCTCACTAAAGGGAAAGGTCGGTGGTTCACTTGGTAAGACTGAACAGTTCGGCTTCAAGGCCCGCGCCTCTGTCGGCATTGGCAAGTCACATGCCCGCTACATTCCAACCAGCAGGGCCACATATGCCTACACACAGGAAACCGACGAGACGAAAATTAACGACGCATTCTTTGAATGGGCCGAGATGACGAAGAAGATTGACCGCGCAACCTTGGACCAGGACGCGGAAAAGAAGGACAAACTTATGCGTGAGTTCAAGACTATGGCAATTCAACGATGCTACTTGAAGGACGCGGACGGCGAACCATATAGCTTTGACATGGTGCTTGAGACAGTAGGTGTCCTGGAGCCAGAAGTCATCTTCCAACGCGCATTGAAGGCTGGCGAACAGTTAGTACATTCCTATAGTGGACCAATGCTCCCTGATAATGTGCGCGTGGAACCGGCGGGTGCTCGTATCTTCGCCTACGATTTCATATTCAGAGGTGAGGACCATACCCTCGGTAATCTTATTACGACCTGGATTGACGACAATCTTTATGGAAAGGGCGTAGTCAATTATGTTGGTTATGATATTCCACATCCACTGGACGATATGATGGTGATTCGTATTGGTGTCTCGGACAATTCTGAGGAGAGTGCTCGGTCGGCTTTCAGACAGGCCGCGGCAGGGTGTGAAGCAATGTTTAAGACATTCGGCGACCAATGGACTAGTGTTGCTGTGTCAGCGCAGGCATCAGTGCTAACGCAGGCCCAGCCAGTGAAAAAAATTATTAAGAGAGTGATTACTAGACCTCAACCAGAACAGGCACTATAGGATGTATTCTCTAGTTTACATCTTCCCCTTTCATGATTAATGCGCTATCTTCATATTTGAGCGAGTTCACATAATTAATCACATAGTCCAGGTTGATTTTTTGCTTTGTGCTACGCAATGTTTCCACGAAACGGCGATGTAGGGTGCCAACATGATATTTGTATGGCCATGGACAATCATTATAGAGTCTGGTCTTGGATATGTTTACTGCGACATATAAATCGTATAACTTTTTCGTATTGCGACGTAATGCCCCTTCCAACTGGAAGAATGGCTGTTCGTCTTCTGGAAAGTATTCCAAGTAGCGTTTCACGGCCCTGGTTGCACGCAACCGTGCATAACGTTCCTCTGCCGTTCCATCATTTCCACGAAGCAGTTTAACTGTTTGGTAGAAAATCCCGCGAAGTTTCGTGCGCTCACCGGCCGCATTATAGAGGACTACTCCTTGCCATGCGTGCTTATGTGTGAGCGCCTTCATATTCACAAAATTATCCACCGTGTCCCGTGTGCTAATTGGACCGAGCTCATATATCTGGGCCGCATAAGGGCGATGTGATTCTGGCCATTCCGCCGCATCATGTGAAACGACGACCGAACCGTCGGCCTCAAAACGGACCAACTGAACAATAGTTACTTTGGCGAGGAGCACAGGGCATACAATACGGTTCTCTGGATGTGCGATGACGACCGATGCACAATCCCAACCCTCAGGGAGTAAATCCCTATAGTGCTTTATTGGTGTTACGCTGAGTCCTTCATTAATCATTTCTTGGAATGTCTTCGCAGAGAATTTGGTCTTTGCCGACCCAATACGGCTCCGCGATGCTGTCTGAATTTCACCGTCTGGTGTGCGAAAGATGTTTATCATAGTTCCATCCACGAATTCCTGGACTGCCTTCGTCTGGTCAATTTCCCAGGCACTATAGGATTGTGCTTTGATTGGTGCGACACTGATTAGGCGATTGGTTGGTTTATGGATAACGACGCTGCGAGCTTCACGGACAATTGGATTATTAAAGTCTGAACTGTCCTTCACATAACGGACAATCGCGTAGTCTGTATTTGGTGGTTCTACAATACGGAGCTTCATGTTGGAGGCGAAAGCGTCCTTGGCGATTTCCCAGGATGGGGTTGATGTGAGGAATGATGTAATATTGGTGTAGCTCATTTTTAGCGTGGTATGGTTATAATCCGTGGTTTAGGATGTGGACTTGGTCGCGGCTTCAATTTTTTAGTGGGGCGAATAAATGTCTCAAAATTATGAGACTACATTAGATATTTTCGGTTATGGAGGTAAGCAACAATGAGTCCGAAAATAGCAGCGGCTCTAGTGAATACAGCCTGGAAAATGGAGAGGCCTCAAGTCAATATACTATAGAAAATGAGGGAGAGAAAAATAATAATGTGGCAAATAATGCTGCGACTAAGTCCAGTAATTACAGTTTGGAACAAAGCGAAGAAAGCACTATAGAGAATGGTGAGTCGCGGACATTAGATGATGAGGCCGACCTGGAAGAATCTACCGGACCAGAAGTTGCTGCTGGTGCTGGTGCTGGTGCTGGTGCTGGTGCTGGTGCTGGTGCTGGTGCTGGTGCTGGTGCAGAATCTGACGAAGAGGCAACCCTCTATATTGGTGATATTATCCAAATCACGACGGCAAAGAGCACCGTCATCAAAGGTATGGTCTATTACTTGAGCCCACGACTTATTCGTGTTATGCCTGAAGGAACAAGCAACCAGCTCATTGATATACCATTACCCGACGAAGGCGAAGAAGACACATTTGGTATTGTGGACCTCGCCTATAACAAGGGTCCACGCATTTCATTTGTTGCCTTATTAGCACTTCGTAGTGGTCTTACTGTTCATGCCTATAAGGCGGATGGGACCTACTTAAGAGACTATATAGTTGAAGAAGTGAATGAAGAGGCCGATAGCGCTCGTCTAACAGATGAGACCGGCGCATCTATAAGTGTGGACTTTGATTATGGCGGCATTCCAAGTGACCTGGACTTTGATGTTCTCGTGGTAAAATCATACGAGGCACAGGGGGAAGTCGCACGTAATTTGGACGCATCTGCTGTTAATGAGGGGGCGGAGGCCAGCGCTGACGCTGAAGCTGGTGAAGACGATGGCTCTGACAGCACTGGCTCTGACGATGGTCGCCGTATCCTAAAGCGGGTGTCCCTCGCCGAGATAGCCGGTCTCAAAGCCCCAGAAATTCGCCGTATTACACAGGCCCGTTCATCCGAAGTCATATATCCAGAAATACTCCAAAAGAACGATTTCCTCAGTAATCTCGTTTCTATTCTTGAGCCACAACAACGCGCCAACAATCAAATCCTGAAGAAACTCAGAGCCATGGTTGAAATGACCTCTATAATGAAAAACCAACTTATTAAACGGTCCTACGACGGCACTATAGAAGGTGATGCGGTCATTAGCGCGCGCACCCTGGACGATGTCCTCAGCACAGGTCGCTCGCCACTCGCCTTCCCTGTTATAGATGCCGACCGTTCTATTGCCATCAGCAAAGAAATGCATGTAGAGGAGCCATACGGACAGTCAGGTGCTGTCAGTCATGTTCCTGTTATGCTAGATAATTTTGAGGACTTCATTCCAGGCGTCTCACTTACAACGGAATCTAGAATCTCAGGTAAATTTGCGAGAGACGAAGACGCCGAGGCCGACTATAACTCTATTCAGGTGGACAGAAATGGCGACTATCCTCGCTTCTACCAATATTTAAACAAGCTCATTGCCGAACGACCACCAGGATTCGTCTTCAATGTGGGCCAAGGAAAGACATATGAGTTCGCCGCCGACAAGGATTTCTATCGCGGAGTCCCTGGCGAAACAGTCTTCGGTATCAAGGCATCACAAGAAACGTCTTTTAAATTCCCTCCAAAAGCAAATCAAATCAAAGACGACATTACCTATAGTGTCGGTCGTGGTCTCGGTCCAACATATCGTAAGCCTAATCCAACAACCACCATTCTCACTATAGCGGGTAATCGTGCCACACATAAGGGAACTGTCCTCTATCCCCTACAAACCGCCGCAGAACTCGGTGCCACACGTTCAGGAAAACTCTTCGTGGACATTGCACGTAGTCACGGGTCCAAAGTTCTGGTGACGCGCATTATTAATGACCTGGACGGCGTAGAATATGTCGGCCGTGACAATGACAGCGTCAACATACAGAAGGTCCTCTATTTTGATGCGGCCAACTCGCGCACGGCACAAATGTCCTTCAACGACTTTCTGGAGATTTCACTAAAGACGATTACTCCACGTGGACCAGGGGACCTGACGACTTATGAGAATGACTATGGCATTGGTGACTACGAATATACGGAGGAACAGGCCGGCATTATTGAGGAGCGTGTGCGCGCCGTCATTGGTGCAATCCGTAATCGTGTGATTGAACTCCGTGCCGTCAAACCAGCAGTATCCTCTATAGTGAGTATGGTGCTCCCATCCAGTAATTTCGTGGGTCGGTTGCGCGAGGCAACAGCAATCTATGCCCCACTGGCCGATGCTATGAAAGCCCATGAGGCCATGATGCCTAATTACGCGGAATCGGATTTGGCACTCACGGCCCACATGCTCAAGTTTGCCCAAGAATATTTCTACGCGGTCTTGAGTGGCAATGGCACAGCGGTTGACCGTGAAACTATGCGTTATCATCGCGACAATCTTATTGCGGTGCGTGATGCCATTTTCAGAATTAAGAAGCTCCAGGCCGAGAAAGGGTCCGTGCCGACCGAGAACCCATGTCAGCATGTGAAGGAGTTCGCAGCAATTGAGAGAGTGTCTGACGACGCAGACCGTATGGGTCTAATGGTCAAGTTCCGTAATACATATTTGGGCGAGAGAGAGGGTGACTGGTTCAACTGCGTCGTCTGTAAGAAACATTTGATGTGCCACCACACATATCTCCAAATCCAACAGTTCCTCCACAAGAAGGAACAGCTCAGTATTCAGAAGGAGCTCATTCTTACATATGCCGGCCGTGTCTATGGCGGCAGCTACATATGTGGAAACTGCGGTGTGCCAATTCGTTCGCTGGACTTTGACACGAACCTGGAGTTTGACGACGAGGGCCGACCACTTATGGGAAGAGGCATTATAGAGGATACGGAGGAAGACGAGGACAAGAATCTCAAGCTACTTCTTGGGATTGACGACAAGATAAAGGAGGACCAACTTCACAAGACGCTCAATCTTCAGAACGCAAAGAAGAAGGATGTGTATAACATTGTCAAACAGATTACATCCAAGCTCGGCATATTGTTTACTGAGAATTCGTATATGAAAGTGATTAATAATTCGCTCACATATTTGGACCGTCTGAAAGACGAGGCCACCTATAATGCTGAACAGAAGGCACAAAAGAAGACTGGTAGTAGTATTACACCCTATACTATATATTTGAACCGCACGAAAGTGCTGATTATTGCCGCGCAGATTATTATTGAAATTCAGACGGCCATACCTGATTATTTACCACTCTATACGGAGCCAGGATGTCGCGTCGGTTTTGACGGTTATCCTCTTCAGGCCGTGGAAAATCCGACGACGGATAATGTTGGGAACATGATACACTATATGGTGTGTTGTCTACATCCACTTGTATTCAAGAACATTGCGCCATGGCCACAGACCGCCTGGGCAGCAATTGGACGTGAAAAGGAGCGCCGTGAAAACATGACCGCAGCGCTTATAACTGTTATTCGCGGCGTAGCGTCCACGGATTATGTCCAGAAGCGTATAGAGGCGAAGAAGGCCTATTTGGAGAAGATTTTCGGCCGCAAGACTCTTGGAGAGCGTCCGTCTGAGGTCATACCTGAACATTACATGCCAGTCATGATGTTTGAGGACGAAGAGAAGAAGGTGGCGGCCGAAGAACCTGTTGTAGTGGCCGTTACTGCCGCCAATGGCAAAAAGAACTATAATGTGCGCGCGGCCGGTCTAATGGCCCAGGCATGGCTCAATGCGGCACATGCACAAGCACGTGAAACGGTCAATAAGGGTTTCTCACTAAGAGCCGAGACCGGTTCATGTTATGGTCCGATTACGAGCCCACAGGACTACATTAAGACACATGAGGACAGCTACCCACAGAAGCCTCCACGTCTCGTCCCTACAGAACCACACCAGCACCATAGCATTATAGGAGTGCCATTTGTATACGCTCCAGCCACAGACGAACAAGTCTCCCTAGATAATAAGTATGTGTGGCAGGTATTTTTGAAGCTATGTTATCAGGGCGAGCGTGTGGGAGAACCCCATGAATACAGCATTAATCATGTGTGCGACTGGTGCGGTATGAAGGCGCCAACGGAATATCTCTATCCAGATGTGGACAAGTATGGAGCACCACTCGTGGACGAGGCCACAGTAAAATCGTTTATTCAGACCCAGGGTATTGATATGTCAGACGAGAGTTTCTACAAGTTGTTGAATGCGGCCAATAACCGACTAACATACACACCCTATAGTGCACCTCAGACAGCCAAAGATGAGATGTTGACGGTCCTGCCGGCATTACAGCCTGCGCCATTTGCTCCAATTGCACTCGGCGAAGAAGGCGCGGAGAAGACCTGGTCAGATTATATAACGGCGGCCATTGAGATTAGCAAGAAAGAGGATGTGCGAACTGAGCTCGCGTTTGTCAGTCGTATAGAGGAGTTCAGCAGTCTTGTGGATAGTTTGGAAGGTGAGTTGCGTGAGCAGTATGTGGTTAATATGCCACGAGGATACGACGGATTCACTATAGATGGTATATTTAAGGCATATGATAAGATTTTAGATGACCGACGTGCATTTGAGCTGGTCCGTAATTATTATTTGCTTCCAATTCAGCGTGTCGTCAATGACAATTGGGAGGGACTTGATAAGATTATGGCACATCGCAAGGATGTTGGCTCCATGTTTAAGAGTGGCAGTGAGACGGTGGCGTCAAAACCGGTCTTTGAGCAGTTGCAAGCCAAGGTCGCGTGGAAGAGCCGTATCAATGTGGAGGACATACCGCGCGACATACTCCAGGACTATGCGTATAAGCTCTCGGCCTACTTAAAGCATTCTGCGGAGCTGGTGGCGGCGCGCATTCCACACAGTGGCGCGTTCTTGCCGTTGGTTCGTCGCGCGCTCTTCTATGGACCACTCTTGGACCTTCTTTCTGCGGCGGATTCAGATGATATGCGTATTAACATATTGCGCATGTTCAACAGTTTGACGCGGGTCTATGCGAATGAGAATCGCGCCTATGATATTAATGTGATTCGTGAAATTAAACAGAAGATGGTGGAAAATGAGAAGCAGACATTTATTAGCAAGATTGATAAACTGACGCCAGAACAGCGTGCTCTGGAAATGCAGTTGAAGGCAATGAAACTCAAGAGTCACTTGACTGGCATTGACTACTCTATAGGTGGAACATCAACGGTCTATCAATATGACCCATCGGCGGATTATTGGAAGAACATGAACTCTATTGACGCGGCCTACCAGGCGGATGGTATTGCGTATGAGGTGACTGGAGAAGGTGAGGGAGATGGCGGTTATGATGTTGGGGATTATGAAGGCGAGTATATGGATTGAAAATCCATCCATGAGCTATTGCTTCGCAATAGCGAATACGCGGATTAGATTTTTCCCACGCACATTATAGGGTATTGTTTATTAAGGGAACAATGTTGTTTTTATATGCTGGTATAATTTATTTGATTGCGATTGCGGTTGTTCTTGTAGTCAAGCCGGCATTTATGTTTCGTTCCGATGGAACATGGAAAGAATTCGGTATTGGACGCAATAGGGCCAATTACACACCAATGCCTCTCTGGTTATATTCTATAGTGAGTGCTTTGGTTTCTTATTTTATTGTTTTATTGGTGGCAGGGACAGGCTCTACTTCCAGCGCTCGTGCTAGTCGGTCAAGTCCTAAAATGGATTCTATAGTGAATATGAAAGCAAGCGATATGGCCGGTCCCGATTTGGAACCTGGATACTATGTGCTGAATAAGGCGGCAACTAAGCTCGCAGGTGTTCCAAAGTATGTGTATATTGGTGCCGAGGCTCCTTAGAAAGTGGTCTATTTAATTTTAAAAGAAAACTAAATAGACAAGTAGATGGAAGAATCTGAAGAAAAAATAGACCTTGATTTCTCAGAT